CCCGAGGACCCGACATGCGAATCCCTGAGACGAGTTTTCGCCGCTGGCTGATCGCGGACATCCGCGGCCTGTGGGGGCGGTACGCGCGCGCCCGTGAAATGCAGCTGGAATCGTGGGCTGACGAGATCAAGGAGCTTGCCGACGTTTGCGAGGTAGGCACGCGCCGCGAGATCAATCCTGATGGCGGCGTGAAGGTGATTGAGGGCGACATGATCGACCGCGCCAAGCTGCGCATCGACGCACGCAAATGGCTCATGTCAAAGCTGGCGCCTAAGAAGTATGGCGACCACGCGGAAACCAACGTCGCAATCGACCAGCGGAAAACCGTATTCGTGTTCGATCCGATGCGGGCCTCACGCGCGGTCGCCGAGCACGAAGCCGCCATCCCCCGTGTATCAGGATGATTACCCGAACTCGCCGCAGATCTTCGAGCGGATCGAGTTCAAGGGCGCCGACCTCTACCCGGTCCAGTTCGCAGCCATCTACGACCCGGCGCGCTATTCACTGATCGAGGCGACGACGAAGGCAGGCAAGACGGCTGGGTGCCTGGTGTGGCTCATGGATCAGGCGGCTCACGGGCAGCCAGGCTGGAACTACTGGTGGGTCGCGCCCGTGTTCCCCGTGGCGACGGTCGCCTTCCGCCGAATGATCGCCGGGATGCCGCCCGGGATGTTCGAGAAGAACGAGAGCGAGCTCCGTGTGGACTTACCGAACGGCACACACATTTTCTTCAAGAGCGGCGAGAAGCCGGACAACCTCTACGGCGAGGACGTTCACGCCGTCGTGCTGGATGAGGCTAGCCGCATGCGTGAGGAGGCGTTCATCGCGGTTCGCACCACGCTCACGAAGACGCGCGGCCGCGTCCGCATAATCGGCAACGTCAAGGGCCGGCGCAACTGGTTCTACAAGATGTGCCGCAAGGCGGAAAGCGGCGACATGCCGAACGCGGCATACCACAAGATCACATGGAAGGACGCCGTGTCGGCGAAGATCCTCGACATGGAGGAAATTGACGACGCACGCCGCGTCCTGCCCGAGCAGGCGTTCAAGCAGCTCTACGAGGCGGACCCCGCCGACGACGAGGGAAACCCGTTCGGCATCGAGGCGATACGCGCATGCCACATCCCGAAGATGTCGCTATTCCCGGTGCAGGCGTGGGGGTGGGACGTTGCGCGGAAAGTGGACTGGACGGTCGGCATCGCACTCGACCGCGGCGGCGACATGGTGCACATGGAGCGTTTTCAGAAGCCTTGGCGGGACACGAAATTCGCCATGGTGAACGCCAGCAATGGGAAATCCGCGCTCATGGATTCGACGGGCGTTGGAGATCCGATCCTTGAGGATTTGCAGGCGGCCCCGGGCACCAACTTTCAGGGCTATCTGTTCTCGCCCAAGAGCAAGCAGGCGCTCATGGAACGGCTGGTGGTCGCGATCCAGCACAAGGAAATCGGATTGACAGGGGAGGTACTGATAAACGAATTGGAATCGTTTGAATACGAATACACGGCGCATGGCGTCCGCTACTCGGCGCCCGATGGCATGCACGACGACTGCGTGTGCGCCCTCGCGCTGGCTGTTTTTGGCCTCGGTGCGCGGGGGCAGCCGTTCGCTTCCAGCCGCGTTGGAAAGGCGAGTGGCGATGGCGACACGGAAACGCAGCCTGCCTACGACGACACCAACCGCGTGCGCGCAGGCTGGGAGGATCGCAGGGGGTTAGGGTTCTAAAGCGCCATGGCTAAATCCACCCTTAAAGGCACAGGCGGATCGACCGGCAAGGGCTTCTTCGGCTTCCTGAAGGGCAAGGCACTCCCTGCGACGCCACCCGTGGGTGACGCTCTGGGTGTGCTGCGAGCCCCGCAGTCAAGCGCCAGTGCGGCAGCGGGTACACCCCCCTACGCGCCGTTCACTCCGGGACAATGGGCCGCACTCGCAGCTGGCGGCGGCGTTGCGTCCATGCAGTCCATGGCGGCGGCAATCGGTCGCGTGACCTATGGCGGCGGGCAGCGGACAACGAACATCGATCTTGCGCCGCCACCCTACGACACGGCGGACACGCTGGAATACCCCGGCAAGGTCGCGGGCCCGGAGCACGATGAATCGGTCGTCAGCGCGGCGCGAATCATCCAGTACCTCCTTGCGCGCTTCAACCCGATACGCGGGCTCACGCCGAGGCGGCTGGAGCAGGACATCGAGCAGTGGCAGCTGGGCTTCCTTCGATGGCTGTCGCTCGACTGGTCATTCATCCGCGAGCGCGACGACCAGATAATCGCGGTGGAGGCGAAGCGCATATTCGCCGTGTCGCGCCTCGAATGGGAGGTCATGCAGATGGACGACACGCCGGAAGCCGACGCGCACAAGGAGGCCCTGGAGGAGTTCTACGACAACCTGACCTGCACGTCCGCGATCAACCAGAATGAGCAGGGGGGTGTGGCGCTCATGGTGCGGCAAATGATGGAGTCGGTGGGCTTCAAGTTCGCGGTCCATGAGATCATCTGGAAGCCGGACGTGAACCCGGACACGGGATCCGCATCGCTCACGGCTGAGCTGCGCTATGTGCCGCTCTGGTTCTTCGAGAACCGCACCGGAGTCCTTCGCTACCTGCCGTATGAGCTGGCGCTGGACGGCATCCCGCTGGATCAGTTCGGCTGGATGGTGACGACGGGCCAGGGGCTGCAAATCGTTTCCTGCATTTCATGGATGTACAAGCAGCTGGCGCTTCGTGCATGGGTCGCCTTCTGTGAGAAGTTCGCGATTCCGTTCATCCACGGCGAGACAACGGCGGCATTCAACTCGATTGAATGGGGGCAATTCGTCAGCGCGCTGCAAAACTTCGCGTCGGATGGCGTCATGGCAACCAACATAGGGGCGAAGCTTAACATGGTGGCCCCTCCCGCATCGGCCAACAATCCACAGGAGCAGCTGGTGGACCGCATGGACCGCGCGATGGCGAGGGACTGGCGGGGGGCGGACTTGTCAACGATGAGCCGCGCCGGCAGCGGGACGGGCGCGCTCCCACAGATTCAGAACGAGGACGAATTAGCCGAGGCCGACGCAATCAAATGCAGCGAGGCGGCGAACTTCTACATCGACCGCGGGATTGTCTTTTACCGCTTCGGGAAGGTGAAGCCCAAGGCGTATTTCCGCATCATCCCGCCGCTCAATATCGACACGGCGAAGATGATCGCGGTCTACCAGTTCCTGAACTCGGTGGGCGTTGATGTGGCGAAGAAGGATGTCTATGCGGCCTTCGGGATTCGCCAGCCCGACGCGAAGGACGAGCTCATAACGCCGCCTCCCACACCCGCGGACATCGGGACCGGCGTCGCGGACAAGGGCGTGACGGGCGCCCTATCGCTCGGCAACGTCGCCGATCGCCGCGCCATGGGCGCCGTTTTCATGGCGGCCGCGAGGCGCGAACTGACCGCCGCGCAGGCGAAGGCGCTTGTTCCGGTGGGCGAGCGGTTGAAGGCGCTGGCCGACATCCAGGACCCCGAGAAATTGTCGGCCGCGAAGGAAAAGTTCAAAAAAGACTTGCCAGAGCTTTTGAAAGTAGTAGACGGACATAGCAACGAGCTTCGTCAGGCGCTTACGGATATAATCGGAACCTCGATTCTTTCGGGCGCGACCCAAGCCGCTTTAAGGCAGGGTGGTCGCGTCTGAATGAGAAACAACAACAAGCGCAGAATCGCAGGCCGCAGCCTGAGCAACAACGCTCTTGCGGGAACGATCATCTTCTCCAACGCGGACATGTCCGTTGACGAGAAGGGATGGACGCTGATCCCCTACGGCAAGTGGCAGCATTCGCTGGGATGGCAGCACTTCACGAAGGAGGACGCGGTCGCCATGTGCAACACGTTCACAAGGGCCGCCGAGGGCGTCGTGAACAAGATTCGCCGCTTCGTGATCGGGCTTCCGGTGTTCAAGGGCCATCCGGATGAGCCCGAGCTGGCATCGCAGTTTCCCGATGACACGATCTATGGGCAGACCGCCGAGATGGAGGCCAGGGAGAACGGCCTTGCAATCAAGATGGTGCTGTCCAACGCGGGCGCCTCGCTGGTCGAGAAGGGCCTCAAATACATTTCGCCCCGCTGGCACGCGGAGCAGCACGGCGTCAAGGATGACGGCTCCAAGATTTGGATTCCGAAGCAGATGCTCTCCATCGGCCTCGTTGACCGCCCGAACATCCCGAATGCAAAGCTGTGCAACTACTCGCCCGATTTTATGAACAAAGCCGAACTGATCGCCCTTTTCAAGCTGGCTGCGGACGCGACCGATGAGCAGGTGAGGGCCGCCCTCAGCAACGCCGCCAGCCGCCCCGAGGCTTCCGCGCTTTCCAACGCAGAGTCGAGGCTTACGACCGCCGCAACCGAGCTGGGAACGGTCAGGGTGTCGCTCGCCAACGTGACGACCGAGCGCGACAACGCGACCGCCGCCCTCGCCAATGAGCGCAAGGCGCACCGTACAAGCCTGGTCAACGCCGCCATCAGGGACGGGCGCGTCATCCCCGCCGATCAGGCGCTCTGGGTGGGCAGGCTCGAGGCCAACTTCGACGCCGAAGCCAAGACGCTCGCCAACATGGCCCCGACAATCAAGGTGGGCGCGACGACGGAGCAGGGCTTGCTTGCGCATCTGAACGCGAAGCTGGCCGGCATGTCGGACGCGCAGCGCCTCGAGTTCAGCAAGGTCGGCATCCTGTCGAACGACGACGGGGCGGGCGACGGCGACGACATGGCGAACGTCAAGGATCTCCACAATCTGACGATGGCCGAGATGCAGGACCCCAAGTCATCCTGCGCCAACTTGAAGGACCCCAACAAGAAGTACGCCGCCGCGCAGTCCAACGTCCTGAAGCGCCACCCGAAATTCCTCACGCCCGCGAAGGCATAACCACCCGCATCCCTTTCCAACCATGAAGAATCCCAAGAAGCCCGCAACGTCGCCTTTCAACGTCTGGGTCCGCAAGTCGTTCGGGCCTCTCGGCGTCCGCGCCTTCAGGGCGATGGACTACCTTGATCACATGCGCCGCACCTACATGCCGGCGCAGACGGCCCGCATGGCGCTCGCCAACATAGGGACCACCTTCCATCCGCACGGAATCAAGACGTACTACCCCACGGACTGCGTGCCGGGAAGCACGACGAACCCGTACACGAACAACCGCTATTCGCTCGTGCAGCAGGCGCCGCCAGGGGCCACGCTGAACGCGACGCTGAATCCCAGTTATTCGATTTCGAGCGACTCAATGTGCCAGGTGGTTCCCTCGGCATCGTTCGTCACCCCCGGCGCCCGGGTGCCCCTGGGCATAATGACGGACGAGCCCGGCAACGAGGTGAACACGAACGGCACGCCCTACGGCGGCGCGGTTCAGCTTCTCTGCATGGGCGCCGCGAGAAGCACCTATGCCATTTCGGATTCAGTGATCGTCGCAGGCACCCTCCTTGTCCCGTCCGCGATCACGAACGGATACCTTGGGGCGGTCCCCGCGGTCGCCGGCATCTACTGGTGCGTGGGCGCGGCGGGCAGCACGTCCGAGGGCGCAGGCACCGGCATCGAGCTCTTTCAGGCGCTCTTCCCTCTCGGGGTTGATGTCATCACCTGAGCCCCCAAATCCACTCCATAAACAGACATTCCTTTAGACCACTCAAAAAAACATGAAGACCCAAATCGCTCCTCCCCGCCGCCGCGAGACCAAGCAGGAATTCCTCGACCGCATGGAGCAGGACGAGATGCGCGCGTTCGCCATGGTGAACCGAGCCCACAAGGCGATGGCCCGCGTTGACGGGACGGGAAACAGCACGGACTTCGGCTGGCCCGAGGAGTGGAAGGGGGACGGAAACTACAGGCGCGGCAAGATCTACGCGCTGCCCGAGACGGAGCTTTCGACGCACATCAGCAACCTGGGACACAAGAACCTGGCCAACATGGTCGCCGAGGCGGGCGATGCGGCGGCTGTGCGGTCGCTCTGCAACAACGCGGCCTATGCCTCCCTCTCCAATGAGGAGCGGTTCACGGCGTCATATTTCTCGACGCCGCTGACGGCCTACACGGTCGGCTGGCAGGACCCGGAGGACCTGGAGTCGCTGGTCGAATTCATCGCGCCCAAGGTGGTCTGTAACCGGAGATTCGAGTACAAGCTCGCCATCAACAAGGAGTCCTTCTACTCCGAGGTTGACGACGAGCGCGCGATCGGGGGCGAGTTCCAGAGCGTCGAATACAAGGGCCAGAGCAACTACTCGAAGACGCTGAACCGGGGGCTTCGCTACCGGATCGACGTGGACGAGGAAGGCGCCGGCATCATCAATGAGCAGCTGATCGTGGGTCGCCTCCTTCAGCGTTGCAGGCGCAACCAGTACCGCAGGGCGGTCGCAGCCTTGACGACCCTATCGGCGGCCGCCACCAATCCGGCCCCGGTCGCGAAGCTCTGGACGAACACGGGCCAGGTTCCCGCCCCGCAGCCCGTTGAGGATCTGCGGACGCTGCTCCAGACGATCCAGCTGGGTTCCGGCGTGTTTCCCAACAGGGAACTCGGCGATCTGGTCTCCTGGAACCTCATCAAGAAGTCCTATGCGCCGCAGCTGACCGCAGGCGCCATCGCCTCCTACGGGCTCACGCCCGACATGCTGGCAACCGAGCTTATGATTGACGGCCTCATGGTCGCCAAGGCCATCTACACGTCGGCAGTCGGCACGCAGTCGAACCTGACGGGAACCAAGAGCTATGTCCTCCCCCAGATCGAGATCGGCTTCTACGGCCAGTCCTCGCCCGGGCTGGACGACCCGTCGAACCTCAAGCGTTTTGTGACGCCGGCTGGCGACGGCGACTTCCGTGTGTTCCGCCAGCAGGTCGGCCCGAAGTTCGTGGACATCAGCGTGGAGTACTACGAGAACACGCTTGCCACGGCCACTGTTGGCATCGGGCAACTGACACCCAGCTAAGGCGCTCTTTAACCGGGGCTGAATCGGTCTGATCCCGTACAGCCTCCCAACTCCACAACCCAAGGACGAACATGATCCCGTCAGTAGGTCGGATAGTTCACGCGGTACTCCCATACGGGCACCCAAACGCGGGAGGCCACCGTGCCGCCCAGATAACAGCCGTTTTACCTGACGCCAGGGGGGTGGCATCGGACGCGAGCCCGGTTGACCTTCGCGTCACGCTTCAGGCGCACGAGAAGCGGGGTCAGGCCTTCGGAGGTCCGGAGGGCTTCATTGATCTTGAGCACGTCTTTCAGGACCCGGAAGCGAAGAAACTTGGGACATGGCATGAGCCCGAGCGCACGGAAACCTTCAAAGCAGCCGGCAGGCTGCAACCCGCCTAATGCCCTTCTGTCTAAAAGGCGGCAAGGCGTTCGGCAACGAGGACCGCGCGTCGGCATCGCATTTCACGAAGCCGATCGGCAGTAAGCTGTCCAACAAGTTCGCGCTCTACGGGAGCGGCAAGACAACGCCGCCGCCCAGGAATCTGAAATCCAAGGGCGCGGGAGGGCGGTAATATGCCGCTTCCTTTGACCGGAGTCCCATGGATAGCCGTGGGGCTTACCGACGTTCAGAACGCGAGGCCCGGAGTCCTTGTCACGGCCTTTCAGTCCACCGCGCTCGGGCCTGGGCAGACTGACCCGACCACCGCCATCATCCAGAAGTGCACGGCCGAGCTTCTGGGCGCCGTGGGGTATTCGGGTAGGTACGTCATGGACGCCAGCCAGGGCCTCGTGACGCCGGACGTTGTGCCGCCCAACCTGTTCGATGCCCTTGTCGAGAAGATTTGCCGCACCGCGGAGGGCAGGCTTTCGCTCCCATGGACGGATGCGGAGAAGAGCGACGAGCGAAGCTACAAGACGATGCTGGACCGGCTGCGGGAGGGCAAGTGGCCGGTGGACGCCACAAATAACCCCGGCAATTTGGCAGCCATCAGCTCGCAGGGAGGAGCGGTGGCATCATTTGGTGGCGCAAGGCGTTTCTTTGCCCCGGGCAGGCATGGGTTCTTCGGAGGGGGGCTCTGATGCCCACAATGACGCTCACTGAACCCGGCATGTCCCAGAAGGCGAAGCTGCGCGGATGGATGCCCGGAGGCGACCCGCATGCGGGAAAGCCCCATGAACCGGCCCCGCATGAAATAGACCTTCCTTATCCCGCGATCGAGGAACTGCCGGAATTCGTGACCCGCATCGAAAGCGCGGATCTGTCGCACGGGGTGCGCCATTACAATGGCTCCATTGTGCGGCACGGCGGCAGGATCTTCATGGCCTACCGCGTGGAGAGCTACCGTGGCGTCTCGAGTGTGGGCATATGCGAACTGAACGGGCATTTTGGCGTGATCCGTGACGCGCTTCTGTCGCCCAAGGTGGAACAGCCGTCCAATATCGAGGACCCGCACATGGGAAGCGTCGGGGGCAGGCTCTACGTGTTTCTCTCCCATGTGGAGCGGCGCATGACCTTCGGAGACCCGAACATTTGCAGGCAACGGCTCTTCGAACTGGACCCTGAGACGCTCGGGATTGCGGCGGAAATCCCGCACACCTTCGGCAACGTGAAGGGCGTTGAAAAGAACTGGACGCCTTTCGAGCTTCCGTGCGGGTCGCTGGGCTTCGTCTACAAGCAGGATGCGACGCGCTCGACGGTGCGCGTGCATGACGCGAAGGGCTGGACCTGCGTCGGGGCGTCCATGAAGCCGAGTGGGGACAGCTGCTCAATCTCGTCCCGCACCCAGCCGCTTCGGATCAGCAAGTCCATGTACCTGCAATTTGTCGGGGGGCATGTGAGGCTCTCCGGTCGCAACAACCGGGGGACGCGCTATTGGGTGGGGGCTGTGGCGTTTTCGAGCTCGGAGCCCTTCTGGACGCTCGGCTGGACGACTGAGCCGCTTGTCTGGGGCAGCGAGGCGAGTCCCACGATTCACAACCCTCTTCCTGGCGGCGGTCACCCCATCTGCATCCTGCCTGCCGGCGCGATGCTGGACGGGCATGATATTCTCATTTCCTGCGGGGTGAACGACTCGTACAACGTCATCCTGCGGTACGGCATCGAGGCCCTGCTTGGCAAGATGACGGGCGACGTGCTCGCAAAGTGGAAGGGGGATTTCGCGTGACCATTGCAATCGACCATGACGGCACGATCAGCGCGCACCCGAGGCAATTCCTGCTTCTCATGCAAAGCCTCATGGCGCACCACCGTGTAGTTGTCCTTACGGCGGGGGCCGGTGAAAAGCCAAAGGCGGATCGCCCTGCGGAAATGACGCGTCGCCTACTCTCTCGGGGGTTCAAGGTCGGGATTCATTATTCGGAGGTCGCGTGCGTTGAGGGAAATGAAAAGGGAGATTGGTGCGGGCGCAATGGCGCGGATATTTTCATAGACGACGAACCCGGCTATCTGAAGGACGTTGCCGAGAAGTCTCCGCGCACGATGCTGCTCAAGTGCCACGATCGGCGATTTGTCCTTCCGGGGGTGCCAGCATGAGCGGCCTCATCTATCCGCACCCCGTTGACTTCCGCCAGGCGCTCGAAACGCGGTCAGTGCGCGCCATCCTGCCGACCGGGATGGATTCGCAGATGCTTCGCCAGCTGCCAAGGGCGGTCCGCGAGCGCGCCGTCTTTTCGGCGGGCGTGCAGAACACGGACTTCCTGACGCGGGTCGGCGAGGCGGTCGACCGGATGACGGCGGGACAGACGAATATTGCGACGGAGCGGACGATGCTGCGCCAGCTTGCCGAGTCGCTGGAGCTTCCCGCGCTACAAACGGATGCTCGCCTCAACCTGATTCTGGACACGCAAACCGGCATGGCTGACGGCTACGGCGCGTGGATCGAGGGGCAGCACCCGAGCGTGCTGGATATGTGGCCGGCGCAGGAGTTGTATCGGGCCGAGGAACGCAAGGAACCGCGTGACTGGCCGCAACGCTGGTACGCGGCGGGCGGGAAGTTCTACCCCGGCGAAAGCGACTACACTGATGGCCGCATGATTGCGCTCAAGGACGACGACATTTGGACGGATATAAGCGCCTTTGGGCTCCCCTACGCGCCGTTCGACTACAATTCGGGCATGGACCTGCGCGACATCGACCATGACGAGGCCGTTAAACTCGGCATCATCGAGGACGATTATCTGCCGGTCCCGCAGAAGTTGGGGCTGAATGACGGACTAGAGGCCTCCATTGGCCCGCTGGCGGCGAAATTCGGGCTGGGCTTCGCCCTGGGCGACATCCTCGGGCATCTGGTGCGAATCGCAACAGGAGGCGAAGCCACCTTCCAATGACCTACCTTTGGACAGGCGTTGTGTGTTTTCTGGTTGGCGCGGCATTCGGCTTCCTTGCCGCTCCAGCGCCGCCTAAAGATCCTTGGGACGAATGATCGCCATCGAACTCACGATCACGCAGGACGAGGTTTCGCCGGCACTCCGCGAATTGTCGGACGGCCTTGATGACGACCGCCTGCTTCCGGTCCTCGCGGGGACCGTCAACAATTCGATGCGCGGGCACTTCGATGAATTGGAGGACACGCGTCCCAACAAGATGGGCGGCTCGAGGCGGCACTACTATTCGGGCGCGCGGGCAAAGACGACGTTCACCGTGAGCGGAAACACGGCATTTATCTTCACGACTCAGGTTGGGATGAGGATGCGGTATTTTGGCGGGACGATCCGCGCCGGCGCTGGCATTTCCTCGGCCACCGGAAAGCCCACCAAGTATCTCACTATCCCTGAGACCGCCGAATCCTATGGGCATAGGGCGGCTGATTTCGACGATCTTGAGGTGCTGTGGGGACGTGACGGTCCCTATGGCCTCGGGCGAGTGGAGCGAAAGACGATTCAGCGAGGCGACTCTTTCACTCAGTCAAATGCCATCCAAACCGAGGTCCTTTTCTGGTTGGTGCCCGAGGTTGAGATCCCCGAGGACCACACGATGCTGCCAGAAAGCGGCGAACTGAACGACGCGCTGCATAAGGACTTCGGCAAGTACGTGAACCGGCTTTGGTATCAGGCGGGTTACCGGATGGGGGCGCCGGTGGAGAATTAGCCATGGCCGAATCCGTCCCACCGCTTTCCATTCTGGAGCTCGACCAGCTGGACATATTCGCCCGAATCCAGAACGACCCGTTCTTTGCGTCCGGCGTCCCTGTGCTCCTTCAGTTGAAGGGCATAACCGAGCGCGATGTTGCGATAAAGATTGGCACCGTCAACCAGTCAAACGGCCTTGTGGGCAGCGTCGTCATTGTCCTCATGCCAACCCTGCGCGGGCGTGACCCGAACGCGCCGGGGCCGCGTTACGATGCCGTCTACGAGGTTCAGGTTATCGACAACCCCATCCTGCGCCGTCAGGCGGTCGGCGGGACGCAGCAATCGGCTGATGAGATTGCGGACAGGTTGAGGCAGATTCTGCACCGCTTCACGATGGGACGCGGGCAGACGATCTACTTTTCCAGCATGAAGCGCGTTGCCGTGGATGAGCCGAAAAACAGCTACATCGTAGGCTTCAGCCGGACCGCGATGGATCAGCCTCCGCGCTCGGTTGCTTCCGTCCTCATAACGCTCACCAATTCCTATCCCAGCACCGTAACATTGACATGCGCCACCGCAGGGGCTTCAATCTGGTATACGACCGATGGCAGCTACCCGGGGAGCAATTCCGTAGCCTGCCCGAGCGCCGTTCAGTACACAGGTCCAATCAGCATTGCGAATCCGGGCGTGACACTCAGGGCGGCTGCGGAATTTCCAACATTCCAGCAGAGCCAGGCGCTTAGCCAGTTTGTTTTCGATGGGGATTTCAGCGGGGACTTCTCGAATAATTTCAACATCCTGACATGAAACGCTTTCTCTCAATCGCCATGCTTCTGGCCTTCGCCCTTTGCGGGCGGGCGCAGACGCAGGAGAATCGCACGGCGCTATACGGCAACGTCTCGACCTCGCTTGCGCCGGGACAGCCGGGAGGGATAAGCGCGATCCAGCTTCAGGCGGTGATGAATAATGTGATCGCGAGCAGCTACAATCCGCTGAGTGATGGGACGGTCCAGCCGCTTAACGCCAACCTGACGAGCCTCGCCGGCCTCACCTACTCCTCGCTTGGCTTCGTGAAGATGAGCGCGGCAGGCACGTTCGCGCTCGACACAAACACCTACCTTACCTCCTCAACGGGCGTTTCCTCCATCACCGGCACGTCCGGCAATATCACCGTGCCACCGCCGACGGGTGCCCTTGGAACGGTAGCCCTAACGCTGCCCGGTTCATCCGGCATAATCGCCCTTTCCAATAACGCATCGGATGTGCAGACGATAGCCGCAGGAACGGCATACACCCTCACCGGATCGAATGCAGCGGTTACGTTCGGGACCACTAGCCCGACAGTCACGCTCCAAACAAGCCTTGTTGGGGCGACCTACGCCTCTGCCTTCAATTCGGTTACCTATAATCTCTACCGGACCAATAACACCCCGGCTGCGATTCCAGGGACCACGTTTTCCAATATACTCAACATGGTAGCCCTGACAACCCAGACCATTACAGGACCGTCCGAATCCACGTCAGTGCTATACACAACTGCGAACACCAGCGACATCATAGGGGTACAAGGCCTTGTGAGCGCCACCCCTTCCGCGGGTTCGGCGACCTGCAGCGCAGCCACGATTAACGCTGTTTGGCTGCACCCCTGAACCGTTGACGGTCCCGCGTCATTTGGAATGACATTCGCTCACAATAATCGCACAACAAATTAATGACACGCTCCGAAATATCCGCCTTCTTCGCCCCCTACTCGGCCATGTACATCGTCAAGTTCGGCGGCATGGTGTACGCCAGCCCGACGCGCGCTTGGGTCGAGGGACCGTTCTACGACTATTTTAAGAAGATGCTGTGGAACGCCGGTGAGGACACATGGGCGGTCAAATGGGAGTGCCGCGACTTCTCACGGGCCTACGCATGCTTCGCGCAACTCTGCAATGCGCTGACGCCGGGAAGCCCCAAGGGAATTGACGCGCTGGCCGTGGGCGAGGTGTGGTTCCACCCCGACGCCAACGCTGTCGGCGAGAATCATGCCATCAATGCGATCATCGGGGACGGCGACCTCTTCTTCATCGATCCCCAGAACGGCAGGGAGTGGAAGATGAGCGTTTCCGAGCTGGAGAGCATCACATTTCTAAGGTTTTAGAATGAAAAAGCTGATCATCATCGCCCTGCTTGGCCTCTCGGGCTGCGCCACATCGCTGCCCACCCCTCCCCCCGTCCAATACAGCAAGACCACTTAACGAAAAAGGAAACCAACCATGCCCGGACAATCTGTAGCAACCATCATCGGCGGTCCCTGCATCATGACCTTCAGGGGTGCGACCATCCGCAGCAAGGGTGACGTGCGGCTTAACACCGCGCTGTCCACCTTCCCCGTGGAAACCTCGCTTCTTGGGCAGGTTGACGTTCGCCTGCGTGAAGTGTCGGGAGAAATCTCCTTTGTGCCTGACGGCGAGTGGTCGAATTTGGGCGTCCTATGGCCCTACGGCGTGTTCCCGCTTGGCAGCTATCTGGGGCCGCAGCTGCCGTTTCTCTCAATCGCCGCGAATCAGGCGAACGTGGGATCGACGGCAACGCTTCTCTCGGGTGACGCCTTCGTGCCGCAGGTTCAGGGCTCGGGCACGATCACGAACGGCCTTGTCGCCGGGACGACCTATTACTTCCATGTTATCAGCGGGACGAACGTCTCCGTGCATACAACCTACGCGAACGCGGTTTCCGGCGTGAACCCCATAGCGATCACTGCGGGAGGCGGCAACACGGTGACCGTCGTCAACAACCCGCTGACGATCCAATCCATCGACGGCCAGCTCCTCACGTTCCCTAATGTAGCCATCAGCAAGATGCCGAATCTGAAGCTGTCCACGGTGGCCACCATCGCGGGCAGCATCACGCTCCAGGCTTACCGCGCCGATGGGCAGGACTGGAGCGGGGTCAATTCGCTCTACACGTCCGTGGCCAATCCGTGGCCGGGAGACCTGACGTTCAACCCGCAGAACATCCTCACAGGCGAAATATCGGCAGTCTGGCAAAACATGGTCGCCCCATGGGCCAACTTTGACACCAAGGACGGATGGTCAATCGACTTCGCCATGGACCTTTACCGCGAGGAGGTGGATAACGTGGGCCTTGTCGCGCACAAGCTGCGCAACCTTGTCGTGACGGCAAAGGCGACCCCGGTCGGCGTTCAGACCTCGGACCTGCTTACGGCGCTCAGCCTTCAGGGAAGCGGGGCCGCACGCGGCCGCTCTCTCGGGGCAACAGGGCAAAACCTGCTTCTGTCATCGGTCGCCGGAAACCTGGGCGTGAAACTGACCCAGGCCGCGCTCGTTGGCGGTCCTGCGCTATGGAGCACAACCCTTGACCGCATCGGCGAACTGACGTGGGAGGCCACCCGCACGTTTGGGCCGACCGGGCCGAATAGTTTGTTTGTCGTCAGCGGCGCATCAGCCACTTAAAGCGTGAATGCAAATTTTGTTCGAGACAACTTACCTTGCGCCGGGGCAGGCGCAGTCCGCGGCGGATATAACGCTGAACGGGGAGCAGGTTGTGGACGAGGCCGAGTTCTTTCGCGCGGCGTCCATAACCCTGTTCCCGCGCGGCAACCAGCGGACGGACTTCGACTTCTCGGTGTCCTACGTCTATCCGACCAGCGTCTCGGCGGAAATGGCACTCCTTCTCTTCCCGTCCAACGTGCCCATGACGAGCGCGGACAACGGCGTCCTGCAATGCCTCTGCGGGGCCGAGACGCCGGCCACGTCGCAGATATGCTATATGAGCGGGGCTGTTCTTCGGAAGATCAGCGTGCGTCAGGTGGGCGTATCCCTGATCGTCCGGTATTCATTCACAGGGCCGGGGTTCACTTCGCAGGTGCCCTCGCAGGGGCTGCCCACATTCCCCAACGCTAACGAGATAAACCAAGTGCTTCGCCGTGGAAATCCCTCCATCCCCCTTGGTGCAACGTCAATGGCCGTCGCCTTTTCGTCGCAGATGCCCGGCATTCCCGGGTCAATCGTCGTCTCCGTATCTGGGCCGACCGGATCAGGCATCATGTTCGCCCAACTCGATTCGGATTCGATAACCACGAACGGGTTTAATGTGGCCTTCAACGTAGCCGCCCCCGACGCGAACCACGTCCTGAACTATATCGCCCAAATGTGAAAACGCTGCGTTTCCTCCTTCCCTTCCTGATAGCCGCCTGCGGATTGCGCGCTCAGTCAACCGTGCTGATCGGCAATGC